TTGCTTGTCCTGGTAGTCACTTACGGTTTCCATTTCGTCGGCTGTAAATAGTTTCCGGCTGAGGCTGCTAAGGTAAAATTCCTGGAGTTCGTCGCGGCTCTTGTCCTTATGGTGCAACTCATAATCATTTGCATATTTGATGTGGTGGCCGTCTGCGAACACAAGCACGGAATATCCGAAATAGCCGCCAAAGTCCACAAAATAGACTTGATGCCCCTTGACGGAGGCGGTCTCAATAGCCATTGCTGCGGCTTGCTCCTCTGTCAACGCTTCAATATCGCGGATCGTGTATTCTTTCGTTGCAGTGTTTTTCATTTATGTTTTCCTCCTTGTCATGGAGGGCGGCCCGTGGTATAATGGGCGTGCCCTGGTTCTGTGGTAGGTTCTGGGGTTCTTTTGCCCTGGTCACTATTGCGAGTAGTGGCCGGGGCTTTTATTTGTCAATGATGTAGTACGGAGTTACTTTCCCGTCGGTTGCTTTGGCCGTATTCTTAGCGGCCTCCTCTGTGGCGTACCATCCAATGGTAACGCCGTCTTTTTGCACTGCGTATATATCGGGCTGCATTCTTTTTCCTCCCGGCCTGTGGCCTGTATTGTTTGGGTTCTGATGCCAGTATAATTCAACGTTTGTTATATGTCAAGATTAATTTTATAATTTTGTTATATTTTTTTCTACATTAAATGCACTAATTGTTGCAACAAATATTCTTTTTGTTCAATTTTGCTTTGCGGTACTTCTTAATATCATATATAAGGGGCATCGCTAACCGGACACCCCCGGGGGATAGGCCGGAGCCGTTGTCCCCCTACCTCAGCCACTCTACCACCGAAAATAACAAAAAGCCCTTGACAATTCAACAAACGTTGATTATAATGTAATTGTAAGATAAAATTCAACGGGGGTTATAATATGGGATGGAAAACACTTGGGCTAAAGGAAGCAATAAAAGAAATGTTGCATGACAGCGGGATGACGCAGAAGGGCGTGTGTGAAGCTGCTGGGTATAAGTCTGTTGGGAGTGTTGCACAGCCATTAGCGAGAGGTGACATTAAGATTTCGACATTGTTAAGATTGGCTGATGCAGCTGGATTTGACATTGTGCTTGTACAGAGGAGCAATTTAGAAGGGTATAGTCCAATTAAAATTAAGCCGAACGATAAAAAAGAAGAATCCTAAAAATCCGCGCAAAACAAAAAAGGAGATGATGCTCCTTGGAAGTAAGGAAGGATTTAACAGGGCAACGGTTTGGCCGATTGGTCGCTATCCGACCCGTCAGAAAGCGGGCGAATGATGACCGGCATACAATGTGGTTCTGCAAGTGCGATTGTGGTAGTGTAGCGGTTATTTCTACAAATAATTTAATACAGCAGACGGTTTCCTGCGGATGTGTGTCAAGAGGGCCAAAGATAGATGATACGGTTAGGGCGGTTTGTCCTGGATGTGGGGAAAAGTTTGATATTGAATTGAACGGACAAAAAACTCCACAATTCTGTCCCGATTGCTCAAGAATATATACAGGTAATAGCTGGAAGGTATGTCCTGTTTGCAGAAAACTATTCAAATCGTTTCCGAGCGCAAAAAAGACGACGTGTTCGGAAGACTGCAGCAAAAAATGGGGGAATTATATAAGAACCGGGAGAAGGTTCAAGTGGAGTGAAAAATCAAAGAAAGCGGCGCGAGAAAGCGGGCTTTGGGACGATATGGACGAGGCTGCGGCGCGGGCGAGGGCACGGAAAGTTGGAGACCCCAGGTTTGAGCGGACAGAAGAAAACATAACATCAAAAATATGGGTTCTTGTAGATCCATCTGGGAATGAACATATAGTTCGGAATTTGAAGCTATGGGCAAGCGAAAATTATGAAAAGTTTGGGAAGGATGACTCTGAAAGGTCTATCAAACAAATAGCGCAAGGGTTTTATATGATTGCATTATCGTTAAGAGGGAAGAAAGCACCTCCAAGACTAACATACTTTGGTTGGACATTGAAGGATTTGCCAAGAGAACTGGAGGATGATAAAGATGGACTGGATCAAATGCACTGATAGGATGCCGCCGGATATGAAAATAGTTCGCGTCAAAATAAACAACATATTCGGGTTGCCCTATGAAAAAGAGGCTCGATGGAATAGTAGAAATCAATGCTTTGAATGTTTTGCGCTACGAACGTGGGAACCCGTTTATGGAGAAGTGATTTGCTGGATGCTCATGCCAGAACCGGCGGAGGATTGATGATATGCACAAACTGACGAACAAGCAGTACGAGGAATACATGAAGATGATCCGGGATAAGGAAGAAGGGCGACTGCTCACCCCGGATGGCTTACGGATGATATGTTCGGCAAACAAGTATGACCCGGAGAAGATAGGGCTTCACATGCTGGCGGTGTTGGCGAATTGGAATAAGGTGGATGTATAGGAGGTAAAATGAGAGAAGTTGCAGGGGAATATAATACCGCTAAGATTTTTACAGATGTTGTTGACGATGCTTCCATTGCACAGGTTAAGGAATTGTGCGATCAAGAGTTTTGCACTGGAAGTAGAATTAGACTGATGCCTGATATTCATGCTGGAGCTGGATGTACTGTTGGGACTACAATGACAATCAAGGATAAGGTTGTGCCAAACCTTGTCGGGGTTGACATTGGCTGCGGAATGGAAACCGCTAAAATCAAAGAATCCAATCTTGATATGGAACGGCTTGACAATGTTATTCGAGAGAATATACCGGCAGGGTTTGAAATAAGGTACAATGCACACAGGTATTTTGACCGAGTAGATTTATCGGCTTTGCGCTGTGCGGATAAAGTTGACTTAGAAAGAGCGAAAAAAAGCGTCGGGACATTGGGCGGCGGCAACCACTTCATCGAAGTTGACCGGGATGAACAAGGGCGACTCTACATCGTAGTTCATTCTGGCAGTAGGCACTTGGGATTGGAAGTTGCAAAGTATTATCAAGAGGCTGGATACAAAAAATTATCCGACAAAAACGATGGCCTTGAAAAACTAATAGAAGAATTAAAAGCTGCTGGTAGACAGAGCGAAATCCAACAGGAAATCAAAAGATACAAGTCTGAATATAAATGCGATATTCCTAAGACGCTTGCCTATGTTGACGGGGCTTTATTTGATGACTACATTCACGACATGAAAATAGTCCAAAGGTTTGCTGAAATTAACAGGCAGGCTATGATAGACGGGATCGTGTCTGGAATGGGAGTTCATGTTGAAGATCAGTTTACGACAATTCACAATTACATTGACACTGACAGCATGATACTTCGTAAGGGTGCTGTATCTGCCAAAAGCGGTGAGGTTTTGCTTATACCTATTAACATGAGGGACGGAAGCATTATCGGAATTGGCAAAGGAGATGAAGATTGGAATTGTTCCGCTCCGCATGGTGCTGGACGCTTAATGAGCCGGGCGAAGGCTAAAGAGAGGTTTACCGTTGCAGAATTTGAGAAGCAGATGAGCGGAATTTATACCACATCAGTCAATCAGGAAACGCTTGATGAATGCCCGATGGCTTACAAGAGTATGGAAGCAATCACGGAGAATATAGAGCCAACAGTTAAAATTTTGAAAATCATCAAGCCAGTATATAATTTTAAGGCTGGTGGAGATTAAATATTGCACCCCGCCACAGGGCGGGCGTATATAGTGCCAAGTGCCTCTCCAAATGGAGCGAACAGTGCCAAGTGCCTTTTATCTTAAGGGATAGGAGGCACTTTTTTCATGGAAATTCGGGGGTTGGTAGAGAGGGCATTTCAGAGGGATTTGTCCGACCCGTCTGCGCTATTTGATGCATTTGATTCGATCAGATTGTTGGAGCCAGAGGATTTTAAGCTGGCTCATGAGAAAAACAAAGAGGTACGTCGGCTGTCTGCAAAATTCGCCGCAGAACAAAAAAGCCTCCGTATGTTCGAGTTGAACAAGCGGAGTCTGCTGTTTGATGCGCCGTATGATTTTGATGCGGCGATAAGATATGCTGAGTGGGATAGAGAACCGAAGAAAAAGTTCTATATGCCACGCAGAAAGCAGTTGCTTCCGGTTGTTCAAGCTATGCAGCGGCTATCTGAACGGAAGATACGCATTTTGGGTGTTATGGCTCCCCCAGGCGTCGGGAAGACCACCATTGAATTGATGTTCATGGTGATGGAGGGGTTAAAGAATCCAGATTTAAGCATTCTGATGGGTTCGCACTCAAACTCATTCCTACGTGGGGCTTATGAAGAAGTTGGGCGGATGTTAGACCTCAAAGGGGAGTATTTGTGGAAAGATATTTTTCCATCTGTTCAAGTTTGCAAAACAAACGCCCAAGACATGCGAATTGATCTTGGAAAACGAAAGCGGTTTGAGACCTTTGAGTTTTCGTCTATAGGCTCTGGTAACGCGGGCAAAGTACGTGCCTCGAATCTTCTGGTAGCAGATGACCTTGTACCTGATATCGAGTCCGCAATGAGCAAAGAGCGCATGGACAAGCTCTGGCAGCAGTATTATACAGACCTCATGCAGCGTATGATCGGAGATTGTGTCCAGCTTCTTGTCCAAACACCTTGGACGTTGCATGACCCCATTGACCGACTTGAACTAGCCCATGCAGAAGACCCGCTGGCAGAGTTTATCCACCTACCCGCTTTGGATGAAAATGATGAGAGTAATTTTGATTATCCGTATGGGCTTGGGTTTACCACGGCATTCTATCACAATCAAAGAGATGTTATGGACGATGCTTCCTGGAGGGCACTATACATGACTCAGCCCATTGAGCGTGAAGGACAGCTCTACAATGAGGATGAGCTGCGCAGGTATTTTGAACTTCCTGACGGTAAGCCCGATGCCATCCTGTTTGTATGCGATACGAAGGACAAAGGCACTGATTACTGCGTCATGCCGATTTGTTACCAGTACGGAAATGACTTTTATTGTGAAGACGTAGTATGCGACAACAGCAATCCAGAGGTTGTAGAGGCGCGGCTGGTGTCAAAGCTCGTTCAGCACAAGGCTCAGATGGGCCAGTTTGAAAGCAATAGTGCTGGCGGTAAAGTGGCAGAAAAAGTTCAAAAAGAAGTGAAAGAAGCTGGGGGAATTGCAAAAATAACAACAAAATATACTACATCGAACAAAGAGACGCGGATCATAGTCAATAGTCCATTCATCAAAGACCGTGTTTTGTTTAAGGATAACTCTGTTATCAAAAAAGATAAAGAATACAGACGAATGTTGAATTTCCTTTGTGGGTACACGATGGTCGGTAAGAATCGAAATGATGATGTCCCAGATGCGTGGAGCCTATTTGCCGAATATGTCCAACAACTTGAGGGAAACAAGGTTGAAGTATTTAAGCGACCATTTTAAAATCTCGAATAAGCCATTAGACACATATAGATATATAGGTTGTTATCTTAACAACGATTGATGTATAATATATTTGGGTAAACATAATTATCCAATTTTCCTCCCCTTTCGGGCTGTGACCAACCACGGCCCAAAGGATAACCCACTCCCCCGGCAGGGTATCTAGTGAGCAGATATTAAACGGAAAGGAGAGCCTCTCTTGTACGTTTCCTGCCGGGGGACTCCCTTCACGTTAACCTGCTCCAGAGTTTCGCAATCGAAGCCGACATGCGGAGAAGATAACGATATACCCCTCCAATGCGTTGACGCCTACGTCCCTACGCGGGTATTAGTATTGGCGGGGACATATGCCGCAGCACGATGCAGCCCACAATCAGGGCCGGAGGGTCGCGCCCTCCATGCGGCAGAGCCGACAGTCATAGTGTCGGGTAAAAAAGCGGTGGCAGCTATGACCTGTCCCGGCGCTATCCCGCTGAAAACTACCTGTACCGGATCGGGTAAAGTACCATATGGCATATCCATATGACGCAGGTGTGACAATCTAAGCGGGAAGCGCACATACGCCGCCTCGCAGTTGCGAGAGACGGGAGCGGTGCCAAAGACCGAAAGGAGTCGTCCATTGAATGAAGATTGACGTTTATTGTCCTGTTTGCGCTGCCGCCGGTATCAATCATGGAAAAGGGCGGCTTTTGATGCAGGTGGATAGTAAGGCAGTTGGTATTGTTTACCCATACTGTAAGGCTTGCAAGAAGAACATTAAAATCGAATTGAAAGGCGAAAAGAGCGCCTGAAAATATATAGTTTAGTGCCAAGTGCCTCCGGGCAATGCCTGGACGAAGCGTGCCAAGTGCCGATCAGTTACCGAGGAATCCTCGGTAGTTGGTCGGCATTTTTTATTATTCTGGGGGTGACGGAGTGACTGAAAACGATACTGTTCGAGCTATATCTGAGTGGCCGGTCAATGGTTTGACGGGTCGGCGCAAAATCTACACGGCAAAAAAGAAAGTCACCCCGGAAAATGTGGTGGAGGTGCTGGGCAAAGCGCTGGCAGTACACAGGATCAACAGAGCGGAAACAGTCTACTTGTATGACTTTTACAAAGGGAAACAGGATATTCGACTGAAAGATAAAATCGTCCGCCCTGAAATCAACAACAAAGTGATGATTAACAGGGCGAATGAGATTGTAACTTTCAAGACGGCCTATCTTCTGGACGGCCCAATCCGCTATGTGTCCAACGGCGGAGAAGATGATGTTTCTGCCGGTGTGAACACGCTCAACGAGTATATGCGTGCTGAGAGCAAGGACACGCTGGACAAGGAATTAGCGGACTGGATGCACATTTGCGGCGTAGCGGTACGCATGGTGCTCCCTGACAAAGCTGGTGAGGAGGACGGTTCCCCGGTATCCATCTACACACTCGACCCGCGAGCGGCGTTTTGCATCTACCACAGTGGCGTAGGGCAGAAAAAAGTCGCTGGTGTTCTGGAACAGGTAGACGAGGAGGGCCAGCCATACTTCTGCGTTTACACCCCTGAATGGTATTTCGAGGTGCAGAACGGCCAGATCACTAAGCAGGAGGGCCGTACCATCCCCTATATCCCCATTGTGGAGTATGTAAACAACGATGCCCGCATGGGGGCCTTTGAGCCAGTCATCCCCATTCTGAATGCCATCAACATGATTGAATCCAACCGGCTTGACAGTATTCAGGATTTTGTCAACGCCTTTGATGTATTCCAGAACTGTGAGTTGGAGAACGGCCAGTATAAGGAACTGGCGAAGGGCGGAATGGCAATTACTATCAAGAGCGTTCAGCCCGGCATGGAGGCTAAGGTCTACCGCATTGCCTCTGAGCTGAACCAAACCAACACGCAGACCATTGTGGACGATCTGGAGGATGCATACCTGACCATCTGCGGGATGCCGAACCGGAACGGCGGTTCCTCTACCAGCGACACCGGGCAGGCGGTCATTTACCGGGACGGCTGGTCCGCAGCTGAGAGTAGAGCCAAAGACACAGAAAAGACCTGGGAACGGTCGGAGCGGGAGTTCCTGCGGCTGGTGCTGTATATCTGCCGGGAGACTGGCGATTTTGGCTTGCAGTTGTCCGACATCAAGCCGGAGTTCACCCGCAAGAACCTGTCCAATATTCAATCCAAGGCGCAAGTGCTGGCGGAGATGCTGAATAACAGTAAGATTCACCCGAAGCTGGCGTTCCAGTACAGCGGGCTGTTCAGCGACCCCGAGGAGGCTTTTAGGATTTCTATGGCCTACTACGAAGAGAACCAGCGCAAGATGGAGCGGAGCCTGCGGAATGAGCTGGCGGCGGAACGGGACAACGGGGACAATCTGTCCAATCCGCAGGATGGCGGCGGTGATGCTGAATGAGCGGCTACTATGACCTCACAGACAAAGCCATCGATATTTTGAACAGGAGGGCGGTCAAGCGGTTTGAGGATGCCAAAGACGAAGCGGCGCTGGCGAAATTTGATGAGCTCAATGTGCTGGAAGTCACCCGGACGCTATATGACCAACTGCGCAAGGACAACCAAGATGTCTTTCTTGAACTGGCGCAAGAGCGGTATCAGGAGGCCGAACCGCATGGAGAAGAACCGCCTGATTTAGCGTGGCTGCTGGCTCTGCTGGCGGCGTACAACGCTGTGACGAAGTATCAGTATTCCCATGAATGGGAGCGAAAGCGTGACCGGACAGCGGAGGCTATTAACTCTACTACCGCAAAAGTCACAGAGTTCCGACGGGGCATTTCATATTGGGCGCAGATGACGGAATGGTATGCGGTGGAAGTAACAGACCAGTCCACACTGAAAGCATTTCAAGACAGCGGTGTGCGCTATGTAAAATGGAACACCATGAATGATGGACGGGAGTGTTCCACTTGTAAGGAGCGAGACGGGAAGATTTATCCCATCCGCAGTATTCCGCCCAAGCCCCATCCCGGTTGTCGGTGCTGGTATACACCGACGGAGAAAAAGTGAATTTGAGCGGCCCAGCCACTTGAATACGGGAGGAAAGAATATGGCAAGCCTTGATGGACCCCTGACAATTACAAATTCAGAATATCGTCCTTGTGTTGTAGATGAGAAACGGGCGATGTTCCACTGCTGGGAGCAACGGGCCGATGTAGTAGACGCCTCACCGTTGCGTGGTGGGCACCCAGGCGGACAATATTGGGTAACGCTTGGCATTGTTGAATACGAAGATGGCTCTATGGATGAAATATCTCCCAGAAAAATCAGATTTCTTGATAGCAAAGGTTTATTTGCCCAATACCCATTTGAAAATTCAAACGGGGAATAACCGTTGAATATGGCGCAGAGAAGCGCCTCACCAAACGCATACAGCAGAGAAGCTGACAAACGCAAAATGGGGCAGAGACGCCCGACATAAAAACGCGAAGGAGAATTGATATGCCGATTGATACCACCGTCATCGAAGGGTTTGAGAGCATGACCGCCGAGCAGAAGGTGGAGGCTCTACTCAAAGTTGAAGTACCCGAGAAGATTGATTTGTCTGGCTATGTGAAGAAGGATCTGTTTGACAAGACTGCTTCCGAACTGGCAGAGGCCAAGAAAACCATCAAGGGGAAGATGTCCGAGGACGAGGCGGCCAAGGCCCAAGCCGATGCTGATCGCAAGGCGCTGGAGGACAAGTACACCGAACTGCTTCGTAAATCCACCATTGCCGAGCATACCGCCCGATATATCGCTATGCCGGGCTATGACGAGAAGCTGGCCCGTGAGACGGCGGAGGCTCTGTTTGATGGCAATATGGAGAAGGTCTTTGAGAACCAGCAGAAAGCCAACGCTGCCTATGAGAAGAAGCTGCGGGCTGATCTGGTCAAGCAGGACCCTAAGCCTGACGGTGCTGGTGGTGGAAGTGAGGAGAAGGACGAGGCCGTTGAGTTTGCCAAGAAGTTGGGAAAGCAGCGTGCGGACGCCCTCAAAAATGCAAACGAAGGTCTGAAACACTATTTTTGATGAAAAGGAGAGAAACAGATGAAGTTTACCAAGAATTCTGTTGGCGGCACCATTGAGATTCTGGCCGCTGACGATTTTGTGGCGATCCCCATTTGTGTCACGGAAACTGCCGCTGTTCCTGCCGGTATGCCCATGACTACTGCTGGGAAGAAGGTGGCTACTACCTCTTATGCTACCGCTGTGGGTATGCTACTGTATGATGTGGACCCGACCGAGAATCCTAACGGTGCTCTGCTGGTACAGGGAGTTGTGGACAAGAAGAAGGTCGAGGATCATGCGAGCATTACGCTGGATGATACTTTTGCTGTACCCGGTATTATTCTGCGGGATAACATTGGCGTGAACAAGTAAGGAGGGATACATAATGGATTTGAGAGAAGTTTTTACCCCTGCAGCAATTGCCGCAAACTGGACAGAGGTCGCCTCCAATCAGATTCCTTATCTCGGTGCTACGCTGTTCCCCGCCCGAAAGAAGGCTGGCCTCGACCTGTCTTGGCTCAAGGGTTCCCGTGGCTTGCCTGTGTCCCTGATGCCCTCCGCGTTTGACGCCAAGGCAACCTTCCGTGACCGTATCGGATTTGAGAAACTGGAGACCGAGATGCCCTTCTTCCGTGAGGGATACAAAATCAAAGAGAAGGACCGCCAGGAGATGCTTCGGGTGCAGGAGTCTACCGACCCTTATGCCGCTGAGGTGATTGCCCGTGTGTTTGACGACACCCGCGATTTGATTGATGGTGCAAATGTCGTGCCCGAACGGATGATTATGCAACTGCTGTTCCCCGAGGGCGGCGATGTGGGTATTGCGATCAAGGCAAACGGTGTGAACTATACGTACAAGTATGATACGGATGGTTCCTGGAAGACCTCTAACTATACCGCACTAACTGATACAGCCACTTGGGACAAGCCCTCTACGGCTGACCCGTTTGCGGCGTTCAAGACGGTCAAAGACGCTATCCGTTCTAAGACTGGCACTGAACTAACAGTTGCTATTATGAACTCCTATACTTTTAATCTAATGGCTAAAACCGATGCCATTATGAAGCGGTATATGAGCACTAATGGCCTTACACTGGGATACCTAACTGATTCTGAGGTAAAGGCTGTTGTGGAGTCCACGTCCGGTCTGCGGATTGCAATTTACGACAAGCAGTTCCGGGACGAGGACAAGGTTGCCCATGCATTTGTGCCCAATGGCTATGTTTGTCTAATTCCTGACGGTGCTCTTGGTAGTACTTGGTATGGAACTACGCCGGAAGAGGCAGACCTTCAAGGAGCCTCCAGCGCCGAGGTTTCTATCGTGAACACTGGTGTGTCGATTACCCGAGAGATTCAGACTCATCCTGTGAACATCAACACCTATGCGTCTGAAATCGTTCTACCCTCCTTCGAGCGTATGGATGAGGTGGCGGCGCTCAACGTCCTGGGGGAATAATCGGGTCTGACACTCTAACCCTTTTCCCCGGCAGTCAGACCCTATTGGGGAAGCAGGTATCCGAGCTGGTAGGAGATGACTTGATGGTCAAGGCTGATGGCTCCGTGGTCGGCACGTTCCATCATGTAACGGGATACACTGAGTTCAGTTCTGAGCCGAACGAACAGGAGGGGTATTACTTTCCTTTCCACTTGGCCAAGACCGGAACTAGAATGACTTTCAAGAAAAACGGGTCTCCGACCAAGCAGGACATTGCATTTGATTCGGATATTATTTTCCGGGTTACGAAGACCGATACTTTTGAAGTCCTTGTGGACGGACAAAGTGTTGTTAAGTTCAACTTTTCTGGAGCTACATTTGAGAGTTAAAAAAGCGGGAGGCAGCATGAAGTTTATTCCAAATTATCGCGTGTGCTATAGCGGCCAATTTTACGAGGCAGGGACTCAGTTCTCCATCAAGGCCGAAGACGCGGATATGATGAAGCGGCACGGGACGGTGTTGGATGAACCGACGCCGCTTCCCGCAACTGAACGAAGAGCCGGGAGACCAAGGAGGGGAAACAATGGACAACCTAGCGAGGTTGAAACTCAGAACCGAAGAGGTTGACGAGGCGGTTCTGCAAGATTGCCTAGAGAGCGCAAAGGCGGCGATTATGGCCCGTCGCTATCCCTTCCAGGAGTGGCCCGAGGAACTTGAGAGCCGGTATCTGGATTTGCAGTTTAGATGCGCACTTGATCTCTATAACAGAATCGGAGCAGAAGGGCAGCTCAGTCACGGAGAAAACTCAATCAGTCGGTCTTGGGAGTCCTCTTGGATTTCTGAATCGCTCTTGCAGGAAGTGACACCGCTGGTCGGGAGGATAACGTGATGACAGTTAATGTACTTGGAGAAAGCTATACCCTGAATTTCATTTCGGAGGAAGAGGACGAGGGCCTGAAAGACTGTGACGGTTACTGCGACGATACTATCAAAACGCTGGTGGTCAAGCAGTATAAGCGTGGCGAGCCAGGAAGCAAGAAAGCACTTGATCTCCAAGAAAAGAAGAACTTCCGGCATGAGATCATCCACGCATTTCTCTGCGAAAGTGGCCTTGCGGAAAACTCCACATGGGCGCAGGAGGAAGAAATGGTGGATTGGTTTGCCAAGCAGTTTCCTAAGCTGGCGGCAGCGTTTCGGGAGGTTGATGCCCTGTGAGAAGCCTCCTGCGTAACCAGCAGCCAGTGTTCTACAAGCTTTATGAGGGCCAAGAGGAAATTGTGGATGAGTGGGGAAACCCAACCGGCAGCTATGTCCCCATTTACAGCGAATTGAAATCCACTATGCTCTGCGTCTCCCCTAACAAGGGCAATTCTGAGGTGGAACAGTTCGGCTCTTTGGAAGATTATGACCGAACGGCCACAACGGCTGACCCGCATTGCCCCATCGATGAGAACTCCGTGCTGTGGGTGGACGGGGCCGATACAGATGGCCCGTATAACTACATCGTAAAGCGGAAAGCGCCGTGGAAAAATTCTACGCAGTACGCCATAAAGAGGGTCACTGTGTCGGAGTACGAAGCAGAAAAGAGCCTGTTCGATCAGAAAGTCAAAGCGGAGGCCGCCTATGCCAACCATCAAGCTGAAACTGAATACGGACTCCATCAATCAGGCGTTGAAGGAAGTCAAGGCGTACCAGAGGAAGGTTGAGCAGGCGCCGCAAAAGTTGATTGAGTACCTGACAGCGCAAGGTGTTGAGATTGCCAAGATGAATGTGTCCGACATGAACGCCTACGACAGCGGAGAGCTATATAACAGCATCCATGCCGAACAAAAATCGGGTGTTGGGTATGTCATAGCGGACGCCGCCCATGCCGCCTTCGTGTGCTTTGGCACCGGCATTGTGGGAAAGAACAATCAACACCCAAATATCGCAATCGCCGGGTGGAAGTATGACGTGAACGACCACGGGGAACTAGGGTGGTGGTACATCGGGCGTGATGGACGGGCACACTGGACAAAGGGTATGCCATCCAGGCCGTACATGTATAACACCGCCCAGCAACTCAGGCAAATGGTCATTCCAGCGGCAAAGGAGGCGTTGAAGTGATTGACGTGGAGAGCCTGATATTCAGTCAGGTCGCAGAGGCCCTCCGGGTGGCTTTTCCAAGAATATTCGTTAGTGGCGAATATGTAGACACCCCTGCGAAGTTTCCCGCCGTGACCATCGTGGAGAGCGACAATGCGGTAGTGCAGCGAATGCGAACGACCAACATTGAGAACGCTGTAACGCTGATGTATGAGGTAAATGTTTACACCAACACCGTCGGCTACAAGAAGTCCGAGGCAAAAGACATTATGGAAGCCGTTGATGGCGAATTTTCCAAACTGGGATTTGCGCGGACAATGTGCAATCCTATTTCAAACCTGAGCGACGCCACGATCTACAGAATGGTGGCGAGATACACAGCCACGGTGGGCAAAGATTTTTGGGTCTACCGTGCAGAATAATTCAGAAAAGAGGTAATTCAATTGAGTCAGAGACTTTCTACTGCGGGTATGACATTGCAGTATGCCGTTGAGACGAGTGCCGGAACCCGTCCAACTACAGGGTACATTAAAATTCCGGAAGTAAAATCTATGCCCAGTTTTAATCCTAGCCCCAATACCATTGACTCCACCACTCTGGAGGAGACCGAGTACATGACCTACGTCCAGGGCTTGAAGGACTTGGGCGGCGCTCTGGAGTATGGGGCAAACCTGACCGAAGACCTGATCGACGCTTGGGATACCCTCATGGGGGCTTATGATACAGCCGTTGAAGGAGATAAGCAGGTGTGGTTTGCCGTGGTTCATCCGCAGCTGGCAGATGCTACTTACTTTGTTGGAACTCCTGCTCCCCTTGGATTGAACGAGGCAAGCGTCGGCTCCATGCTGGAAACCACGCTTTATATCACGCCAAATAGTGCCCCTGTGATGGCGGCAAAACCCACCGAGGGACCCTGATTAACAATCTTGAGGAGGCATACAAATGAGCGAAAAGACCATTGATATTCAGGACATCGTAAAGCCTGCCCGCCTGACTGATGATAAGACCGGACAAGTCTATGTCCTGGATTTTTCTCGTGAGAGTATTGTGTTTGCTGAACGTAACAAGTTTAAGCTGGAGGATGCCATTGAGTATCCTGTTACTGGCATGAGGGACCTGTTCTACTATGCGTTTCGCAAGAACCACCGGAATATCTCTAGGGAAAAGACAGACAAGTTGATCGAAAAGTGGGGCGGCGGCATCCCGGAGGAACTGGTGAAGCGGCTCATTCAGCTTTATCAGCAAGCTCTTGCGGCCAACTCTATCGTTGTTGACGAGGACGCCGCAAAAAACTCCGGACTGACTCTGGAGCTGTAAAGGGTCCAGAGTCATTTGAAGAACTGTTCGTGCGTGACTGTTCGTATTATCTCTCTATCGGTATGACATGGGAGCAATACTGGAACGGAGACGTGTGGATGGTGAACATTTATAGGGAGGCTGATAGACGTCGTATGGAGCGAACAAATGCGGAGTCCCATTTGATGGGAATGTACATTTATGAGGCTTTGTGCGACGTCTCCCCCATTCTTCATGCTTTTGCCAAAAATGGTGCAAAACCGATAGAGTATCGAACGGAGCCATATCCTTTGTTTGGGAAAGATAAGCCCAAAGAGAAATCTGAACAGCAGGAAGAGCGGGACGCATTGTTTGCAAAGGCGTATATGAGCCAGATGGTAAGGGCCGGAAAGAGCTGGGGGAAGAAATAGCGTCCCCGTTGCACCTTGAAAACTTCATAGAGATAGCGGAAACCTCGATACGCCAAGAAATAAAACGACCCTCCGCCTATTCCTAAGCGGAGGGCGATTATTAAATTTCAGAACTTAAAATCTGAGGTTGAGTAATCATCAAACATGATGTTCCCACTTGCATGTATATCTTCTACTACTTCTGGCAATTCATCAAATCTGACCTCAACAAGATTTTCTTGATTTGCTGATATTGAATGGCTTGTGATATGTCCACTATCAACCCCATTTACATGCAAGTCAAAAAATCCAATTGTTAGATTTTGGCCCGTTTTATTGACAACAGAAAAAACTATTGCAGATTTTGGAACATCCAGATTATCAGCGGCATACACCGTTTCATACTCCACTACACCATTATATACTATAGAAATTTTATTGTCACTATACAAAGTATCGCCAATATTTAAGTCTCTTCTCTGACTTAATTCTTCATCTAATTCCTTTTGAGCATCCTGTTTAGTGGAGTCTACATCTTCTTTTGTTATAACAACAAGTTCACTTTTGTCATTCATGGTATCACAAAAAGCTATATCATCTCCGCTTTTGTATTCCTGGATTTGAATAGAAGTTTGGAAATTTTTCTCATCTGATGGACAATTGAAGATAACTGTCCCAAGGCATTTATACACAGATTGATTATTCTCGCAAATAATTTCAATCAATCGATCTACATCAATTGCACATACACTCGGGTCGTCCTGTCTTGCGTTCTCTCCGACAAAAGATATTTCTAAGTTATAGTAGTTACCCGTTTCATTGATTGACTCAATATCGACACGAAAACTTCTATTTTGCAAAAATGCGTTTTTCACATCTTCCGTGCTTGCAATTTCTGGATTGTTAGAATCTGATATATCATGATATTCATGTTCAGTACTCTCGCCACATGACGTTAACCCGATAATCATTAAAAAGGCAAATAGTACAGGAAAAAATTTCTTCATTTTAATCGCCCCCCTCATTATATGATACATCACACAACGGAAGGAAATCAATCAAAATCTTCGCTATCTCTATGAAGTTTGAGGTAGCGGAATTTTATATTTTAGTGCCAAGTGCTTTATTGCCAAGTGCCAATATAGAAAGGTGGTGGCAATATGGCCGTAGATATTGATAGCCTGCAAATTGAAATCGAGGCGACGTCCAGTGATGCAGCAAAGAAGATCGAGGCGCTTACTACTGCATTGACCGGGTTAAAAACCGCGGCTAAAGGAGGGGCGGGGCTTACAACCACCACAAAGCAGTTAAAGGCACTTTCGGAAGCAGCAAAGCTAATCAATGGCGCAAATCTGAATAGTGGGAAAATAAAAGAGTTCACGGCTGCAATGAATAGCTTGGCTGGTATCCAAAAAGCAAGCGGCCTTTCCTCCGCGATCAACGCACTAAAGAAACTTCCTGAGATTAGTGCGTCGCTCGAAAAGACAGACCTTGGTAAATTCGCAAAGCAGATGGAGCAGGTGGCCGCTGCTGTGCGACCGCTAGCGACAGAAATGCAGAAGGTATCCAATGGATTTTCAGCATTTCCGATCAGAATTCAGAGGCTTATTCAGAGCAACGCAAGTCTGACGGCATCAAATAGCAGAGCGGCAAGAAGTTTTGGCGTTCTTGGAACTGGTATCAGTTCTGCGGCAGCTAAATTTAGTATCTATTATTTAGCATTTAAGCGACTTGCCGATGTTATTTCCGGCTGGATAAAGTCGGCTAATGACTACGTTGAGACAGTCAATTTGTTTCAGGTCTCCATGGGTGAGTTTTATGACGAAGCCTATAACTATGCCATGCTGGTCAATGACCGACTTGGCATCGACCCCGAAGAGTGGATGCGTGCGCAAGGCGTGTTCATGTCTATGGCAAACGGTTTTGGGTTAGCACGGCAACAAGCTTATGACCTAAGCGAGGGCTTGACAGAACTGGCCTATGACCTGAGTTCTCTGTATAACGAGGACACAGAACAGTCGGTCTTACGTTTACAGTCTGCTCTTGCTGGCGAAATTGAGCCTATCCGTCGCTTAGGTATTTCGATTAGTCAGGCCACCTTACAGGAATATGCGCTTGCTCATGGCATTGATGAAAGCGTTATGTCTATGACAGAACAGGAAAAGGCATTACTGCGGAGTCTGGTTCTGATGGAGGGGGCCTCCCGGATCGGGGCTATTGGAGATTTCGCAAAAACCTTGGAATCCCCCGCAAATGCTATGAGAGTGCTGCGCCAGCAAATTACTCAGCTTGGTCGAGCGATTGGCACGGTGTTTGTTCCTATCCTCATTCAGGTAATCCCATGGGTTCAAGCATTTGTTGAGATATTGACGGAGGCAATTCAGCGGTTTGCTGTTCTGGTCGGATTTGAAATGCCGGAATGGGAAACCAATGATTGGGGAGAAGATATCAAAGAAAATGCTGACTCCGCTGCCGATTCCGTTGGCGATACAACTGACGAATTAAAAAAGCTAAAGCAGCAGCTTTTAGGAATCGATGAACTAAATATCATTGGTGCATCCAACGAAATCAAATTGGATACTGGAGAAGTCGGAAAATGGACCGACGATCTTGAAATCCCGGATATTTGGGACAAAACCGCCCTTGATGCGTTAAAAAAGCAAGTGGACGAAATCAAACCTGTTTTGAAAGACTTACTTGACAACTATATCATTCCCATCGGTTCTGCACTGCTTGCGTGGAGAATTGCAAGGACGTTGTTTACAGATATCGGCCGCCTTAAGGCTTTGCTAGGCGGGTTGATGTTCACGGTAGGTATTTCTTTGCTGATTGACAGTGTAAAAGACATTCTTTTTGGGGATGGACTAACATGGGAAAACATCCTAAAAGGCGCAGCTGGAGGAGCACTTGCTGGGGCTGGACTTGGCCTACTTTTGGCTAAGAAACTTGGCCTCACTTGGGCTGGTGGAATGCTGCTTGGAGCTGTTGTCGGTCTTGGACTTTCCTTGATGGTCATGTCCATTGCCTCTCAAATCAAAGACGGACTGAACTTTGGGAATGTCCTTTTAGGTGCTATTGGCGGTGCATTGGCTGGAGGAGCGCTTGGCGGATACTTTGCATTCAGAAAAAATCTAAATCCTGCGCAAGGGGTTCTTGGTGGCATAATTGCAGGAATTGGCGTGTCTCTCTTGATTTCGTCTATCACGTCGATTCTTCAAGATGGTCTTAACATTGGAAATGGGATCATGGGCCTCATTGGCGGAGCTTTGGCTGGATTTGGCATCGGCGCAGTCATTGCTGGAGGAGCTGGAGCCGCTTTTGGGCTAGTAATCGGAGTTGGATTATCTCTTGTGATTATGGGAATTACTGCACAAATTAAAGAGGGCGCTGCAACTCTTTCTGGTGGACTGATGACAATACTCGGGTCTGTATTAACTGGTGCGGGAATCGGCTCCGTTGTTCCTGTTATTGGTACTGCCGCTGGTGCCGTTATCGGACTTGGTGTTGGCATTGTTCTCGAAATTGTTGGTATAGAAGCGGCAGCAAATGCGGCGTATGCGGCGTCAGAAGATTTTGCAATCATGGCGGACATTCTTGACCGTTGCACAGAAGCGTCTGAACGCACAGACCAAGCGTTTAATAATATGAAAAATCGTTTAAAAGATTTTGATTCGTCTATTGCTGATTTCCAAGTTGCCAGACAGCTTGCAGACGAAATTTATGCCATTAACGATAATGCAAATGCATCTGCTTATGAATTAGATCAAATGGCGGTAAAAGTTCAAGTCCTGAACGATTTGAACATTGATGGGCTACATTTGGAAATTGATGAAACAACACAACGAGTTAAAGAAAGTAAAGCCGCCGTTGACGAGCTGATTGATTCTTTGGAGCGAGAGGCCAAAATGGAAGCCCTGCGAGAAATGCTTGTTGAGAGTTATAAAGAGCAATATCAGGCAATGCGTGATATGCAACAGGCGGCAAAGGATTATGATGCGGCCGCAGAAGCATTAAATAACACACAAAAAGAACTCAACGAAACAGACATTTTCAGTTGGGGGAAAGCCAGAGAACTTGTCGCTGCAAGAGAGAAAGAAACCGAAGCGGCAAAAGCCGCACAGGAAACATACATGCAATCGGTTCAGCTATACAGTGATCTTCAAAGTGAAACTCAAGGTCTTACAGATTCTATTATTGGGTTAAAGCAAGAAGAATCTGGAGTTGGAGACGCCGGTATTGATGGAATGGAAGATTTGAAAACGGAAATCAATCATTTTAGCCAATCTATTGATATGAGCCAGTTTGAAAATCTAGGAAAGCAAATGGCAGATAACATGTATAAGGGATTCACCAGTTCTGGCCTGCTGCAAGATGCCATCAAAAATCTCGGGAATGGCGCATCGTATAGTTCGGAAAATTCTTCCTCCCGTTCGGCCAACAGCTATTCTGTTCAGGATATCACTGCATACGCCTCCGGCGGCTTCCCCGAGCATGGGCAAATGTTCATTGCCCGTGAGGATGGGCCTGAGCTAGTTGGTCAAATGGGCAACCGAGCAGCGGTGGCGAACAATGACCAAATCGTTGACGGTATCGCTTCTGCTAATACCGGAGTCATCAATGCGGTCATGGCAATCGGTGCAATGATTACTAAGGCAGTCAACGATAAAGATACAACAGTTTCTCTGGATGGCCGTCAGGTGTCGAGGAGCCTGTACAAATACAACCAACAGACGCAGCGAGAAAAGGGCTCTCCCATTACATGAAAGGCAGGATAAAACGTGACATTGACTGTAAACGGAACGGATTTGACGCCTTATATTGCGTTCGGCGGCGTACAGTGGCAAAGGGCTGATGTAGACGGCCCAAATGCCACACGCTCAATCGATGATGCGTTTCTTACGAGAGATCGGATAGCCATAAAATATCGATTGGATATTACTTGCCGCCCATTGACGCTAGAAGAAGCAAGCCTCGTTCTCTCCTCTATTCTGCCCGAGTATGTCACAGTTACATATACAGACCCTATGGAGGGCGGAGATGTAACAAAGCAAATGTATTCAAACAACATCCCCGCCCAATTCCTAATCAAGACCAGAAATGGGAAAGAGTTATGGGGTGGAATCACATTCCCTCTGATTGAAAGGTAAAGAAATGGCAGTTAATCGAATTCTCGTTGGTGATATAGAAATAACGGGGATTTATAATCTGACGTCCGGAAACGTCAATTTAACTACTTCTCTTTTAAACGATGTCCTGGAAATGGACACGCTTGATTGTGACTTTAATAGTCAACTGGATAGTTCCACAATCTTGGCTACCATTGGGGAAAAGGTGGTTTACTACCATGGAGATCAGCAAAGACAAACCCTCTATGTAGATAGTATCAAACGAACTGGGCCTAGTTCCTATCATCTGTATGCGATATCAGCGGTATCCAAGCTAGACACTATGCTCCATCCCGGCGGAATTTACACCGGACAGACCGCAGAATCAATCATAAAGAATATTTGCGGTGAAATCCCCGTTATTGTAAAAAGCAATCTAAAGAATGTTAAGGTGTATGGATGGCTCCCCTATTGTAGCCCACCGAACAGCTCCGCACGAGACAATCTCAATCAAGTCCTGTTTGCTATTGGCGCTTGTCTTACTACCGATTTGAATGGTGTTTTGCGAGTGGAGACGTTTTGGGACGGAACCATATCGACAATAGATGCGAAAAAGACGGACATGGTTGGCTCAGTTACAGATAATCAAAAAATTAGCGCGATCTCTGTCATTGAACATCAGTTTGCGGAAGGACAAGAAAGCCAGGAGTTGTTTAATGGCACAGCTCAGAACGGCGATCTAATCATTTTCAATGAGCCGATGCATACCCTGTCTGCTTCCGGATTTTCCGTTTTGGAAAGCGGAGCAAACTACGCAAAAATCTCTGCCGGTACAGGGACGCTTACGGGGCTGAAATATATCCACAACAAGCGAAAAATTGCAAAGGTAATCAATGAAAATGTACCTGAAAATGAAAAAGGCAAAGAGAATGCCACACTTGTTTCTTTAGTGAATTCAGTTGCGGTTGCTGAACGGCTAGCGAGCTTCTATGCTTGCAATAAAACGCTTCAAGCTTCGTTTCTGACCGAAAAGGAAAAGCCCGGACAAGTTGTAAAGGTCATGGACCCATACGATCACGAAATCGTTTCTGCTTGTATTGAGTCGATGGATGTAAACATGTCCTCAACACTGAAAGCGAATGCCGAAATGCGAATTGGATTTATTCCCTCGCAAGTTGATGATTTCAAAACATTTGATGAACGCATCGTACTCACCGGATCAGGGACTTATCAAATTCCTACTGAAACAACTTTGATCCGCTATGTTTTGATCAGCGGGGCCCAGGGCGGCCATTGCGGGCAAAAAGGCGGGGATGTCGGTACATCACCGTCCGTATCCTGGACCAATCCTCCACCATTTGAGAACCAGTTACGCGGCTGCGGACTTGCAAATGGCGGAGCGGGCGGAGAAGGTGGCGCACCGGGCGCGGGGGCCAGAATCCTTGAAGGGGCTCTGGATATCTCCGGGATAGACTCTATTGTATATAGCTGCGGCGTTGGTGGCCTGGGAGCCTCCTATAACCCGAATGATCCGGAGGGCGCTCTTGGAAGCGACACAACGCTTGGTTCTGCAACCACGGCTGGAGCACAAGCCTCAGAGGCCGGATACACAGATCCCATCACCGGGGAAAAATACGGAGGGACCGGTGACCAAGGAATCCCTGGAGGAAAAGGCGCAGGAAAGGCGGCCACAGTTACAACCATCAACAGTGATACTGTCCAGCTCTTTGATCCAGCCGAAAACGTTACCGATGAGGACGGCAATACCTGGAACGGAGGCTTGACCGAAACTGACCCGGATGATCCAGAACGTGTTGCTATGAAGACGCGAGAGAATGACGGCGCCTACATTTGGTATAGCCGAGGTTTAGGTGCAGGTGCAGCTGCCGGTAAAAATGGTAATGGCCCCGGACCCGATGCATCGGTGTCTGTACGATCTTCATCAATTAAGGCTACTGCTGCATCTGGTGTAAATGGCGCGACACCAACCTTGACGCCCAAAAAGCCTGCCCAGTATGGCAAAGGTGGCCGCGGTGGTTATGGCGGCGGCGGTGCCAGCTCAGGAGGACTTGCCGTTGGCTCCACAGATTCCTCGGATTACACGGTATCAATCACCGCCGGAACCGGGGGAATCGGCGGTAATGGCGGTACTGGTGGCCCTGGCGGGGATGGCTGCATCATCCTATATATCAGCCGCCGCGTTCCTGTGGAACGCGGGCCTCTGGTAACATCGGACACAAAATGGTTTTTAGACAAGCATGGCAGAAGATTCATCACGTGAGGAGGTACAAATGGCAACGATTGAAGAACTCGCTGCAAAAGTTGCTGAACTCGAACAGCAGATGGCAGCAATCACGGCCCCGCCTACCGAGTATTACACCAGTGCATACAGTGGAGAGGAAATTGATGCAGCTGTCAAAAAAGTATCTGAAGGATTGGCTGGCGGCGTGGCCTCCTTCAATGGCCGGACCGGGGCGGTGTTGCCCCAGTCCGGGGACTACAACGCCACACAGATCCCGGTGAGCGGAGAGCCGGAGGCGGAGACCGTTGCGGCGGCTTTGTCTAATAAGGCGCCCGCTGGATATGGCTTCGGGGATGCGATACAGGAAATTGCGACCACCAGCGCGGAGGAATCCTATGAGACATACTGCGCCAAGGTAGACGCCGTACTGGACGAGATGCCGGACAAGACGGCAAAACTGGTACGGGCCTATCCGCCTGCGGTGTACGGCAAAGCGGGTACTACGGTATCGCTCTTATACAAGAGCGATGCGAATTACGCGGTCCTATCCAATATCGGCAGTGCAGACACGGATCTGTGCGGATGGCGGATGTTCAAGCAACGGTATCCCTCATCGTCGAGTCCAGCAGTGTGGATGCCGTTTGAGTGGGAGCATCCCCCCATGCAAATCGGCGTCGAGTACCGCACCACTGAGCGGTATAACAGCAAGCCAGTCTACAAGAAAGCCATAAACACCGGAGCCCTCTCTGCGGGAACATCCAAGTCTGTGGCGCATGGAGTACAAAACATTGGGCTACGGTTATCCGCACTGTACGGATTAAACAACGGTGGAGATAATCTGGTTAGCAATCCGGGTATCACTGGTATTTTGGTTGACGGATCAAACATCACCATAACGACAGCGGCGGGATTCAGCACGAGCAATTCCTGGGTTGTTATCGCCTACACCAAAACCACGGATTAAGGGGGACACCATGAAGATCATCAAATATCAGTTGGAAACAGAGATCAACTATGGTACTCCCGAGGAGCCGGACATTGAGACGCTACTTTCTCCTGTTACTGTGACCTATACGGAGGAGGCCTATGCTATCGCTCAGGCGGAGGCGTTTCAAGGGCAGATTACCGTGGAGGATGATGGGAAGCCGGAGCCGGAACCCAAACCAGAGTATGTGACCTATGCGGAGCTTGCAGAAGCAATCAGAGAGGGCGTGAACGAAGTATGACGGACAAGCAGTTTGTACTTACCACCATGCGGGATACCGGGCTTGCGAGGGCACAGACCCTCCAGGCCCAGGCCCCGGACATGACGGGGACGGAGCTGTATGCCTCCGAGGACTACATCCCCAGCTTTACGGCGGCCTGTGAGGCCATGAATATGCTGGAACGGGAAGCGGGCTTTGTCTGCTGTTCCACAGCGGGCCGAGTGGTGCGTCTCCTCCAACCCTATGACAGCACCATCTACAACACCCAGGAGCCGGAGGACCTGCCCGCACAGTGGGGCTTTGCATGGTCCACAGACCCGGACAAGGCCCTGCCGTTTATCGCCGTCTCCACTTCGCCGTATATGACCGGGGACTGCTGCACCTATGAGGGCCATGTTTGGCGCTCCGGGCAGGACGGCAATGTGTGGGAACCCGGCAGCGTGGGCGTGAAGTGGGAGGACCTGGGGGAGGTGCCCAATGGCTGACGAGAAGTGCGTTAGAGACCCCCGGCATGACTGCTTTGGCCTGGAAGCAGCAGCCCGTCTGGAGGGGCGCATCAAGGCCCTGGAGGACTGGCAGCAGGACTCCAAGAAGTTCCATAACTCGTTCTATGACTGGCAGCGGGAGCAGATTGCCCGAGACGCCAAGCTGGACGAGCAGCTTTCCAACATGGATAAAAACATCGAAAAGCTGCTGGCAAAGCAGGAGGAACAGACGGCAAAACCGGGACGCCGCTGGGAAGCCATCGTGGACAAGTCCGTGTGGGCGGTGCTGGCGGCGGTAATTGCGTTTATTTTGGCCCGCATTGGGCTGTAAAAAAGCGACGCCCCCGAAGGAGCGCCGCAAGCCCGTAGTATTCGTTGTCTCCGTCCATTGCGACTTAACGCGGAGGGAGCGCTATCAAAACAGCACACGTCTGCACAACGGGCAATAACATCTTACATCATTAGAAACCGGCGGTCAAGCCGGATATTTGAAAGGAGCTTACTTATGACTACCAACGAAATTCTGAACAAGTACACCACTGGCGAAATGACCCTGCCCGAGGCGAACGAGGCGCTGAGGGAGGCGGAGGCGGGCTTTACCCTGGACCCCAACCGCAATGTAATCACTCAGGAGGAGTTCCTGGCGACCACGGCAGGGGAGACTCCCGACACCGTCAACGGCTATGGCCTGATGGACCACGGCGTAGGCTGCATGGAGAAGGTCCATGTGGTGAACGGCAAGACTGTGGATGTCAACATGGGCGCTGAGACTGCCTATGTGTACATCGCCGGGAAGAAGTACGAGCTGAAGGGCGACACCCTGGTGGAGCCGGAGGGCTGATATGGAGACACTGAAGAAGCGCCTCGGGAACCTGCTGGCGGTGAAGTCCATCGCCACCATCGTGCTGACGGCGGTATTTGCTTACCTGACCTGCACCGGCGGCGTGACAGCAGAGCAGTTCTTGACAGTGTACACCGTGGTGATCGCCTTCTACTTTGGCACCCAGGCGGAGAAGAAAGCGCAGGCGGACAATGGCAACAGTACGGGAACTCCTTGACATCGCCCGTGGAGAGCTGGGGTACAAAGAGACCCCAGCCAACTCCAACCGGACGAAATACGGTGCGTGGTACGGCCTAGACGGCCAGCCCTGGTGCGTGATGTTTGTGGAGTGGGTCTTTGCCCAGGCGAGTGTCAAGCTGCCCATTGAGACCGCCAGCTGCACAATCTTGATGAACGCCGCCAAGTCCGCCGGGAACTGGGTAACATCCAACTACCAGACCGGAGACGTGGTGATCTACGACTGGGGCGGGGACAAGCGCCCGGACCACTGCGGCATCGTGGAGGCGGTGGGCGGCAGCTCCATCACCGCCATCGAGGGCAACACCGCCATTGGCAACGATAGCGACGGGGGAGAGGTCATGCGCCGGACCCGGACGCTAGGGCAGATTTTGGGGGCTGTACGGCCCGCCTATGACAAGGAGGTCACTATGGACAATACACCGTCTCCCGCCCACAAGGAGGGCGTGGAATGGGCCGTAAAGAACGGCATCCTGACGGGCAACAGCGAGGGGGACCTGATGCTCTCCCGGCCTGTTACCCGGCAGCAGATGTGTACGATGCTGTACCGAATGTGGAAGCTGATGAAATAAGAGGGAGGACGTGAGATTGTGAGCGCAAAAGTGAAACTGCCTGACCCACTGGATAAGCTCTTGCGCTCTCAGCTGGAAAAAGTTATTGAAGAAGCAGCATTCCATACAGACGATGAACTGATCGCAAGGCGGCGTATTATTGATAAGTGGAATCAAATTGATGTGGCAGCAGAATTGGGCTGGTATCGTAGCACAGTTAGCGATCACGAAAAGTATATATTCCGGAGGGTTAAGGATGTAGCAAAACAGCTTTACAAAAATAAGGGAGCCGGGGATTGACCCGGCTCCTTTATCTTTATGTATGTTTTTTTACTGAGCGACATACGCATGTTCCGTTATCTCCATGGTCATTATCGTACCATAGGATGTTATAGATCGGCCCTGTCAAGAATCCGTACAGTCTAATTGTCCCGCCAAGTCTGAGTGAGTGGATAGCCTCTGCCTCGATACATAGCTCTGAAAATCTATCTCTGGCTGGCTTATTGAGCGATGCAACGTCGATCGCATGGTTCTGCTTTTTTGCTGAAATAAAAATGTCGCTCCAAGTCATGCGCTCGAAGTCTTGCAATTTTGGGAAAATCGTAGTCCAGAACTCATGAGAGAGACGTGGCTCATGAAAAGACCATCTAATATTTGGCTCCATATCGCAAGATGCCAGCCGCCAAGATGGATGCTCCTTCATAATGCTGTCCGGGTCTCCGCCCAGCTTGATGCCGGGTAACGGCACCCCGCCTTGTCTGACTTCCGATTTCGGAGTACCACCACATTTAACGCGCTTAGAGCCCGCCATAATACATTGCCATACTTTCCTTTGTGATAGGAGTGTTACACAGGGCTCCAGCGGGGAATCCACGTCTGGCATCTTGCCATGGGCCTTCCATGTGTGTGAGCTGGCTGAGCCACTGGGCATTTTTCTCTCCATAGTATTCCAGAATTTTATTGATGGTATCCTTTTGCCCATCGCTAAGGTTTTCGCTGCTGCCCTTCATTTCATCGGCAGAGACCGAAAATTTTCCCTGGCTGTGATGGAAAAGGGAAGGACACACAGGCCCGTTGGCCCATGCTTCAAAATCTTCGTCGAACAGGGGCGCATCATCCCATACCAAAGACCAAGCCTGTGAATAATAGCACAGCTTTTGAAGTTTCATCGTGGACATAGTGCCACACTTTTCAAGAATATATTTTGCGGTATCAAAAACACTTCCCATATTGCGTACCCCCTTTCTACCTACATTATATTCTTATTCTGAAAAAAGTAAACACGTAAAACCGCCGAAAATGACATGACCACATAAATACCCCCATAATTGCCACACAACTCCCACATGGATACCACCCATGCGGGGATTTTTTGTGAGAAAATTTAAGCATGGAGGACGTAAGGGACAAGGGCTGGTACACGTCGCCGCCCTCCTTGCGGCCTCCTGATTTCATTGATAAGGACGTGTTTTAAGTTGATCCTGAATGGTTCAGAACTGGTTGCCCGGCTAGTGGCCTGCGGCTTTACAGAGTCCAGCGCGTGGGACATCTGCATGAAATATGCCGCTGACGGCAATTACTCCGGTTTGGAAGGATACATCCACCAGCAGGAGCTTTTGTACGATGACAGGAAACAGTACGTTTGAATATTACAACGCCAATAGAGACGGAAAGAACGTGGGCGATTGCACCGTCAGAGCAATTTCCGTTGCCCTGGATCAGGATTGGGACACCACCTATTGGGGCTTGTGCTGGGAGGGTTACCTTGCCGCAGATATGCCGTCAGGAAATCCGGTTTGGGGCAAATATCTCCGCCGTAAAGGCTGGCGGCGCTATCTGCCGGAGTACGAGGATATGACTGTACAGGAGTTCGCTCATGAGCATCCCTATGGCGTCTATCTGCTGGCCTTGGACACTCACATCGTCTGCGTCTTTGACGGGCGCATCGTAGATACTTGGAACAGCGGCGGAAAGACCGTGCTGTATTACTGGATGGAGGATTGAGTATGCCGTATCAATATATGCCCGGCTATCAGCCGTATTATCAGCCGCCCATGGCGGACCAGCTTGCACAGCTTCGTGGGGCGCAGTATCAGCCCATGCCCCAGCAGATGCCGCAGGTACAGCCCCAGCAGGCGCAGGTCAGCGGGCAAAGCATGGTGTGGGTAAACGGTGAGCAGGAGGCTATGGGCTATCTGGTGGCCCCCAATTCCGCTGTGGCCCTGTGGGACAGCAACGCCCCCACCATCTATCTCAAGCAGGCGGATGCCAGTGGAAAACCATCTATCAAGGTCTATGACTTGGTGGAGAGAAATGCCCCCACGACGGCCCCTGCTGCCCCGCAGGCGGCTCCCGTGGAGTACGCTACCAAGCAGGACTTGGAGGCCCTTGCGGCCCGTGTGGAGGCGTTGAGCGCCAAAGAAAAGCCCGCCCGCAAAGCGGCAGCAAAGGAGGATGCGGAATGAACCCCTTTTTCCAGGCGATGGGCGGCAACAGACAGCCCAACATGATGCAGCAGTTTCAGCAGTTCATGAATCAAATGAAAGGCAAGGACCCCAACGCCATGATACAAGAGATGGTATCCTCTGGACGCATTTCCCAAGATCAGCTTAACCAGGTCCAGAAACAAGCCCGGCAGATGCAGGGAATGTTTGAGGGGATGCGGGGGATGTTCGGCAAGTAACCTTCTAACTCTCTAATTACTCTCAACTACTTGAGAGTTCTTTACAGTATCAAATTTCCGGCCGGAATTTGAAATAAAACTACAAAGGAGATAACACAATGAGTCTTTCTTCTGACAATGTGGCTCTGACTATGCCCGTCCAGCCTGCTAACGGTAACGGCAGCAACGGCGGCTTTGGCTGGGGCGGCGATTGGTCCAGCTGGATCATTTTGTTCCTTATCTGGGGCATTTTTGGTTGGGGCAATGGCGGTTACGGCGGCTTCGGCGGAGGCGGCGGTGTCAACAATCCCGGCCTGCAGGGGCTTGCCACCAGGGCGGACATTAACGAGGGCTTTGCCCTGAACGGCCTCCAGAACGGCCAGACCTCCATCCGGGACGCCGTGACCAGCGGATTCCACGGTGTGGATACCGCGGTGTGTAACCTGGGCTATCAGACCCAGGCGGGCTTCAATGCCCTGGGTGCTCAGTTGGCTTCCTGCTGCTGCGACACCCGGGAGGCGATTCAGGGGGTGCGGTACGACCTCGCCACCACCGCCTGCGCTACGCAAAACACCATCCAGAATACCACTCGGGACATCATCGACAACGCCAACGCCAACAGCCGGGCGATTTTGGATTTCCTGACTCAGGACAAGATCGCTACTTTGACTGCTGAGAACCAGAGCCTGAAGTTCCAGGCTTCTCAGGCGGCCCAGAATGCTTTTATTACCGCGAACCAGGAAGCCCAGACCGCCGAGTTGATCCGCCGCATCAACCCCATGCCTGTCCCGGCCTATCAGGTGCCCAATCCTTATGCCGGATGTGGGTGCAATCCCTGCGGCTGCGGCTGCTAAAACCCAATACATCAACTTGTAAGAAAGGCTTACATGTTCGGCCCCGTGCCGATTTTGAACCATGCGGCGGGGGCAATAGCCTCCGCCGACTTTTTTGAAAGGAATGAAGTTTATGGCTGAATACAGCAACAGCGCAATCGTAACCGTTGCCGCTGGTCAGAACGTGCCTTTTACCGAGGAGGCCAACACAGGCAAGCCCTGCATTGTGCATCGGGAAGGCGCTGGACTTGTGACTCTTCGCGGGCTAACGAACCAGTGCCGGGCAAAATTCAAAGTCTCCTTTGGAGCGAATATTGCTATCCCCACCGGTGGGACCGTGGAGGCCATCACGGCAGCGATCTCCATCAATGGTGAGGCGCTGAACGCTTCCACCGCTACCGCCACCCCGGTTGCCGCAGAGGATTTCTTCAATATTTATGTTTCCGCTGTGGTTGATGTCCCTCGTGGCTGCTGTGTTACCGTAGCCGCCCGAAATACCAGCACCCAGCCTATCCTCGTTGCCAACAGTAATTTTATTGTTGAGCGTGTGGCTTGAAAGGAGAGTCAAGAATGTATATGCATGAACTGAAAGAAAAGCTCTGCGAAGAGTTGGAGGAGATCGCCCGCAAGCCGGAGATGTCTGCCGGGGACCTGGAGGCCGCCCACAAGCTGACCGACACCATCAAGAACATCGACAAGATCGAGATGCTGGAAGAGGACGATGGGTACAGCCGGGCCGGGAACTGGGAGGCCGATATGCGCGGTACTTATGCCCGCGGCTCCAGCTACCGTGGCCGGAAGCGGGATTCCATGGGACGTTATAGCCGGGATGGAAGATATTCTCGACACGCATCTCCTGACATGATGGATAAGCTACAGACGATGATGGATAATGCCTCAACTGAACGTGAGCGTGACGCCATCCGGCGTCTGATGAACGAGATGGAGATGGAGTAAGGGGGTGGCCCTATGGGCGAAACTGAAGCTCGTGGTTGGCTACTGCTAAAAATTGCCGAGTGTATGGGCGAGGAACCATCTGACCGTATGGCTGACAGACTGGCAACATATAACGGAGCCTATCAGGCGATTTGCCAGTGGGAGGGCCAGCGCCCAAGAACTAGCAATTTGCAATCTAATAAATCGTTCACTCTAGCTGACGCAGAGGACTGGACATCTCGTATGGTAAACGCCGACGGAACAAAAGGGCCGCACTGGACTCTGGAGCAGGTTAAACAGATCATGGCCCAAAGAAACATACCCGGAGACCCGGCGCAATTTTGGGCTGCAATAAATATGATCTATTCTGACTACTGCAAGGCCATCCAAAAAACATCAGCGAATACCCTGGACTTCTATGTTTCGATCACCAGGGCATTTCTGGATGACGAGGACGCCAACCCCGACAAACTCAAACTCTACTATGACCATATCGTCAAGCATTAAAATGACCCCGCTCTCAATTGAGAGCGGGGATTTTATATATGCAAGTCAACTATATGCAAAAATTATACTTTCAAAAAAGCGAGGAGCAGGTATGGGGCATTATGGGTGACTTGATGGACACGCTACAAGTTGCTAATCTGAGAATATATAATGGAGTAATTCGAAAGATTAGAGGATTGCGATGTTACTTACATGTTACTAACAAACCCAAAATCTTGTGGACAAAAAGAAACCCTAAAACCTTTGCGGCTCTAGGGCTTTCTTTGGTGGAGACTACTGGACTCGAACCAGTGACCTCCTGCGTGTGAA